ATAAGGACTCTATGGTTCTGGTTGAGCAAGTTGGTGTCCGTTCACAGACTCAGTACAAACAAGAGTACCTCGCTACTCTGTTTACATCTGACACTCTGTATGGCGTGAAAGCCATGCGTACAGCCGCCTCAACTGGTGGAGCTTTGTCTTCTAGCGCATATGCGTTAGCAGTTCCAGCCTAATAGTTGCCTTTTCCCCTCGCCTTAATCGGTGGGGGGATTTTTTACATCAAGGAGATTTATTATGGCAGCAGCAACAGCAGTCGTTTCCCGTAGGGGAACTGACCAGTTCCGTGGTCTTTTTTCGGATACTTGGTCTGTAGTAGCAACACTAAACGCTTCATCTTTAGCTGATGGCGTTGGTGAAACAAACACCATTACAGTACCTGGCGTTAAGCTAGGCGACATTGTGATGAACATCAGTATGGGCGTGGATGTCTCTGGCATTAGCGTCACGCCTTATGTCTCAGCAGCAGATACTGTCTCAATTCGTTTCCAAAACGAATCGGGCGGTACTTTGGACTTAGCAAGCACCACAGTTCGGTGCATTGTGGTTCGTACTGTTTAATAAAAGGGGGTTAATTCCCCCCTTTTTTTGGAGTTTTTATGGCTACTTTTAGATGTTTACAGTCTGGTACTGAAGTCACTTTTACCTATCAACATGATATTGATAGCATGAAAGATCATCAAGGATACGTTCTTGTTGAGGAAACTCCAAAGGAAGATAAACCCAAGTTGGGCAGACCAAAAAAAGAGGTTTCAAATGTCAGAGATTGATCCAAGAGAATTTGGCAAGTTGGAAGCCCAAGTTGAGGCTTTACAGGTAGAAGTTCAAGCACTTCGCCAAGATATTAAAACGCTTTTAGAAATGGCAAACAAATCTAAAGGTGGCTTTTTCGTAGGAATGGCTATCGCCTCTGTTATTGGCGGTATCATTTCTTTTGTTGCAACCAAGCTAGTTCGATAGGAAAAACCATGTACGGAAAAATACCCAAAATGTCTAGTCCCAAAGCGGCTAAAAAGGATTCCAAAAAAGGAATGCCTTTGTCCATAATGATTGCTGTTGGTAAGCCTAGAGCCATGCCAGAGCGTGGTGGTCGCACAGCTACTAACATGATGAAGAAGTCTTCACGGGGCAAGTAATGAAAACTAAAGCCGAAAAGAAGATCAGCAAGGTGATGACTGAGTTTGGTAAGGGAAAGTTGACTACCAATAAAAAGGTCGTTACTAATCCAAAACAGGCTGTGGCTATTGCTTTATCCGAAGCAGGTATGTCTAAACCAAAGGGTAAGAAATGAAACAAGGTCTCTATGCTAACATCAATGCCAAGCAAGAACGCATCAAAGCGGGTTCTAAGGAAAAGATGCGTAAAGTTGGTTCTAAAGGTGCTCCTATTGAGGCGGCATTTAAGGCTGCGGCTAAGACCGCAAAGAAGAAATGACCTTAAAAGCGCATCAAAACCCCAAAGGGGGATTGAATGCCAAAGGCAGAGCATCGTATAATGCGGAAACAGGTGGAAATTTAAAACCACCAGTCAAGTCGGGAGATAACCCTCGTAGGGCATCCTTTCTAGCACGAATGGGCGGCAATTCTGGCCCTGAGATGAAAGATGGAAAGCCTACCCGACTTTTACTTTCTCTTAGAGCTTGGGGCGCAACGTCCAAGGAAGACGCTAAAGCTAAGGCTAAAGCGATCTCTAAGAGGAATATGAAGTGAGACCAACCTCAGTCGGAATTACCCCAACAGCGAATACGCTGACAACTGTTTATACAGTTCCTACGGGTTACTACGCCAAGTTTACTGTGATGTACATTCACAACACTGGTGGCTCAACTAAACACATTACTGTCCAATGGTATGACGCTAGTTTAGCGACTACTTACGATATTCTTACTCAATACGACTTTACTTCAAAGGCATACCTTCAATTTGATGGTAATGCTTATATTGTTTTAGAAGAAGGCGATAAAATTCAAATTACTACGCAAGCCGCTAGTACCTTTAGTTTTATTGCAACATTTGAGGTTCAGGGAGCGCAACGAACATGACTTACTTAGAACTTGTTAACGATGTGCTAGTTCGCTTGCGTGAAAGCACAGTATCTACTGTTGGAGAAACAACCTATTCTTCTTTGATTGGTAAGTTTGTCAATGATGCCAAGCGTCAGATTGAAGATGCTTATAATTGGAATGTTCTTAGCACAACAGTGACTATCACAACTACTGCTAACACACACGCTTATTCAATGACGGGTGCGGGTCAGAAGTTCCAAGTTAACGATGCTATTAACTCAACAAGTTTTATTGGTTTAAAAAATATCAGTTTTGTGGACATGAACCGCAAACTAAATTTTGGCACTCCATCAACTGGCATACCTTCTGAGTTTACTTTTGATGGTGTGGATAGTAGTGGAGATACAAAAGTAGAGTTATTTCCAATTCCTAATGGGGTCTATACAGTCATGTTTGACTTGGCTGTACCGCAAGCAACTCTGTCATCAGACGCAACATCTGTCAAAGTTTTAGATTATCTAGTTGCCCAAAGTGCTTATGCAAGGGCTTTGATTGAACGTGGCGAAGATGGAGGAACTGCCTCTTCTGAAGCCTATGCTTTGTTTAGAGGAATGCTTTCGGATGCCATTGCACTCGAAGGCACTCGCTATGTAGAAAACAACTTTGAACCCGTGTAATGTCTAAACCTCTACAAAGTTACAGTCTCTCAGCACCAGGCTTTTATGGCCTAAATACTGAAGATTCTCCCCTAGATTTGGGGGCTGGCTTTGCCTTGGTCGCAACTAACGTCATCTTGGATCAGTATGGTCGTATTGGTGCTAGAAAAGGTTGGACAAGGGTCAACTCTTCCTCTGGCAATCTAGGTGCTAATGATGTGGGCGTGATACATGAGCTGGTGCAAAGCGATGGAACTCTGACTGTCCTGTTTGCTGGCAATAATAAGTTATTCAAACTTGGCACTTCTAATGCAGTGACTGAGTTGACCTATGGCGGTGGCGGTTCTGCTCCCACTATTACGGCATCTAACTGGCAATGTGCATCCTTGAATGGCATTGCATACTTCTTCCAAACTGGTCACGATCCTTTGATTTATGACCCCGCTGTAAGTACTACTACTTATCGTAGAGTATCAGAAAAGTCTGGTTATGTAGCTACAGTTCCTCAAGCCAATATTTGCATATCAGCATTTGGTCGCTTGTGGGTGGCTAACACTACTTCCGATAAGGTAACTGTTACTTTCTCTGATCTGATTGCAGGTCATGTGTGGGGTGGTGGCACTTCTGGCTCACTCGATGTTTCACGGGTCTGGCCCAATGGTGCAGATGAAGTGATGGGGTTGGCAGCGCACAATGATTTCTTGTTTATCTTTGGTAAACGACAGATTCTTGTTTACTCTGGTGCTTCAACACCTGCTTCCTTGGTTCTAAGCGACACAGTAGGTTCTATTGGGTGTATTGCAAGAGATACGATTCAAAGCATTGGTTCTGATGTTATTTTCTTGTCAGACTCGGGTGTTCGTTCATTACTGAGGACTATTCAAGAGAAGTCTGCACCTTTGCGAGACTTGTCTAAGAATGTTCGTTTTGACTTAAATTCATCCTTGTCTGGCGAAACCCTTGCAAATTTAAAATCTGTTTACTCAGAAAAAGAAGCGTTTTATCTGCTTGTTTTACCTACTACCGCACAAGTTTATTGTTTTGATACTAAACAATCTTTACAGGATGGTGCGTCTAGAGTAACCAAGTGGGACTCAATTGCTCCTACAGCCTTGCGTTCATTACGCAATGGTGACTTGTATATTGGTAAGAATGGGTATATCGGCAAATATGGTGGTTACTTAGATGACACATCTACTTACCGATTTGCCTATTACACCAACAATGCTGACCTTGGCAACCCAAACCAAATTTCTGTTTTAAAGACTATTTCAGCAATTGTGATTGGTGGCTCAAACCAGTTCTTAACTATAAATTGGGGCTTTGATTATTCTGGTGCTTATAAAGCTCAAAATATTTATATTCCTACGCAAGTAAGTTATGAATATGGAACTGCTGAATACAACATTGCTGAATATACGAGTGGCATCCCCATTAAGACATTGAGAGCAAACGCATCTGGTGCGGGTAAAATTGTCCAAACAGGTTATGAGACAACGATTAACGGCACTCAGTTGTCTCTACAAAAGATTGAAATTCAAGCCAAAGATGGCAAATTAGGCTAAGAGGTAAACCATGAGCAATTACACCAAGACCACTAACTTTGCGACTAAAGACAATCTATCGCCTGGCAATCCTCTAAAGATTGTTAAGGGTACTGAGATTGATACTGAGTATAACAACATTGCTACTGCTGTTGCAACTAAGACAGATAATTCTGCTGCCGCAATTACTGGCGGTACGATTACTGGTATTACCGATCTAGCGGTTGCTGATGGTGGAACTGGTGCATCTACAGCCGCTAATGCAAGAACTAATCTTGGTGTGGCCGCAAGTGGTGCTAACTCTGACATTACGTCACTCACTGGACTTACAACACCTTTAACAGTCCTTCAAGGCGGTACAGGAGTTACAACCTCTACAGGCACAACAAATGTAGTGTTGTCAAACTCGCCAACACTTGTAACCCCCGCCCTTGGTACACCGAGTGCGGCAGTCTTAACAAATGCTACGGGTCTTCCTATTTCAACGGGCGTAAGTGGTTTGGGTACTGGCGTAGCAACTCTTTTGGCAACACCATCTAGTGCCAACTTAGCCTCTGCGATTACTGATGAAACAGGATCGGGCGCATTGGTGTTTGCTACTAGCCCAACACTTGTGACACCTATTCTTGGAACTCCTACTAGCGGTACTTTAACCAATGCAACTGGTTTGCCTATCAGTACGGGTGTATCAGGATTGGGAACAGGCGTAGCAACTTTTTTAGCGACTCCTAATAGTGCAAACTTAGCGGCAGCTTTGACTGATGAAACTGGAAGTGGAGCAGTAGTATTTGCAACCTCTCCTACCCTAGTAACTCCTGCTTTGGGAACTCCAAGCGCATTGGTTGGTACAAACATTACAGGAACTGCCTCTGGCCTGACTGCGGGTAACGTCACGACAAATGCCAACTTAACAGGTGCAATTACTTCTGTAGGGAATGCAACTTCTTTAGGCTCATTTAGTTCTGCTAACCTTTTGGGTGCTTTAACTGATGAAACAGGAACAGGATCGGCTGTATTTGCTACATCTCCAACATTGGTGACTCCCATTCTAGGCACACCAACAAGTGTAACATTGACTAATGCAACAGGCTTGCCTTTAACAACAGGTGTAATAGGCAACCTACCCGTCACCAACTTAAATAGCGGCACATCAGCCAGTGCATCAACCTTTTGGCGTGGCGATGGTTCTTGGGCAGCACCATCAGGATCAGGAACAGTTACTAGCGTTTCAGTTGTTTCTGCCAATGGTTTTGCAGGGACAGTTGCGACTGCGACTTCTACTCCGGCAATCACTGTTTCAACGTCCATTACGGGTGTTTTAAAAGGTAATGGTACGGCAATTTCTGCGGCTACTGCGGGTACAGATTATGTAGCCCCAAGTGGTGCTTTGGGAACGCCATCAAGCGGCACTTTAACTAATGCAACGGGTTTACCTCTTACAACTGGCGTGACAGGCATACTTCCTGTTGCGAATGGAGGTACAGGGGTAGCAAACAACGCTGCCATGACAGTCACAGGCTCTGGCAACTTTGCCTACACAAGGACTCTGACAGGCACAACAAACGTCACATTCCCCACAACGGGAACATTGTCTACATTGGCGGGTTCAGAAACCCTGACAAACAAGACAATAGCCTTTGGTAGCAACACTTTGTCTGATGTGGCAAGTCTATCTACAGCACAGACCTTTACAGCTACTAAGACTTTTTCAGGCTCATCTTCAGTGCTTGCAGAAATCCTAAGCAATGCGGCAGAGATAGCCACAGTATCAGCTACAGCGGCTACAGGAACAATCAACTACGATGTAACCACTCAATCGGTTATTTACTACACCAGCAACGCAAGTGCTA